TGGCCGCTGCCAAGCTGGCTGGGATTGACTTACGGGTTATTCCTGCTGAGTCAATCTATGAAGTGCCAGACGGCGGGAGCGTTGATGATATGCCACCAGAGCAACTCAGTTCTTTAATAGCGGTCGCAATAAAGGGGGCATCAGGAGCAAAGCTACCTGACCTTAATCGCGTTAGTTATGGCGCAATTAAGAAAGCTCTGCAGGAGTTTTACGAAACCAGCCCAAGCTCAAGCGCTGACATTCAGACCGGTGTAGCGGATATTGCTAGCGCTCATAATACTTCGGCGTTTGACGTGCGCAGGATTTGGGATTCGCTCGAAGACGACCGGCAGGTAGAAAGTGAAGCCCTGGGCGCTAGTGCCGCCATTGCTGCAAGGCAAGGCATAGCAGACAAGCGCAAGGCAGTTAAGCTAGCTGACTACTTGCCGGAGTCGATTTGCAATGCTGTTGAAACGATAACAGCCAACCTCGCTTGCGATCCGCTAACGGCTGTATCTGTTGTGCTCACCACCGCTGCCGGCGTGCTTAAGGCGGGCCATCGAGTTGATGCAGGTGATGGCTTGTTTGTTAAGCAACCAGTAATCTGGCTGCTTTTGTCTGGCCCTTCCGGCAGTGGCAAGAGTCCAATAATGCAGCACCTTTGCTATTCTCGCCTGAAACCTATACACAATCATTACAAATTCTTGAGCGACAATGCTCAAGCCGCTTACGACGCTAGGTATGGTGGCATGGCTAAAAACGTTCGCCCAGAAGAACCCAGGCCATTTATGACATGCCTTACAAACTTTTCGACCGAAGAGTTTGGCAGGATTTTAGGCGACAACCATAGCGTTGGTCTTGGGACCTTCATTTATTCTGAAGAGATTAAGTCCATTCTTGGCAACTTTGATGAATACAAAGCCCATGGCAAGGGCAAGGGCAAGGAAACATTCCTTTGCTTATTTGATGGCATTGTTGATCCATCGCTTCGTGTTGGCCGCAGGGCAAAGCCGGTCGAAGGCAAGGTCCAGAATGCGTTGCTTGGTGGCGTTCAACCTGGCGTATTTCGCAAGATGGTCGAAGAAGGCGACGACGCTGGCTTGTTTGCTCGGTGCTTGATGGTCCCATTGATTGACGATTATGTAGAGCCTAACTTTTTTCGCTCGCCGGAAGAGTTGATGGCAGTACACATGGCTGAGCAATGCCTAGAGAACTTTTATTTGCGCTGCATGGAGGTGGCGCCGCTTGTTTTAAGACTTGAAAAGGAAGCGGTTGATTTGTTTGTTCTGTTATCACGCGACACTTACGACAAGTCAAAAATGGTAGCGCTCGAATCGCAAAGAGCTGTGCTAGGCAAAAGGCTCGGCTATGTTCTGCAAGTTGCGCTTGCCATGCACCTATGTCGCGTTGCTGCCGGCGAAGAGGGTGTAGATGAGCTGTTTCTTTCCAAAAACACTTTAGCTAGGTCAGTGATCTTGGTTGACTTGTTACAAAGTTACGCGATTGTGGAGCAGCAAGAATCGCAGATGCAGCGCCATGGCGCTTTCGATATTAACAGAAGGATACATAACTTTGCAAAAGCGCACGATGGCGTTACCGCGTCACGCTTCTTTTCAAGCTGTGTTCCGATTAAGTATCGTAAAGATATGAAGGTATCCGAAGTCAAGGCTGCAATGGATCAACTGGTTTCGATGGAGCTTGGCGAGTGGCGCATCAAAGGCAAAACGCAAACTTTTGTAGCGCTTGGGAGGTTCCCGGATTAAGGGGCTTGACAAGAAAGGGTCAACGTGCAACGCTTAGGTGTCCAACAGAAAAAACTTTTTCTTTCCATGAAAACCTCTCCAGACAAGGATCACATTTTTGGGCTCTCTTGCCCTGACTACGGCCTAACGTTTTACGCAACCACTGAAGAGCGTGACGAGAGAGCCAAGGATATTATTCAAGACCATTTACAAGAAGGCGAATGGTCGGAAGACGTAGGCGACGTTTTTGCGTTTACTGTTAGTCACAAAGCTGCGCAGGTTGACGTTAAGCATCCCGAAGGCGAACTAGACGAAGAAGGCTACGACGAAAATGGCGATTATTGGCCTAGCGATGTTGACTTCACCTGCAATTACGCTTTGAAGCCGTTAGCGCCTGACCTACCGCAAGCCGGATCTGAAATTTCTTTGGCCTTATATGTGGCCGGCCTTGAGCAGCTTGGCTAACTTGCCCTGCTTCATGCTACAATCCTTTAGTCCGAACGCCTCCTAATGACACGAACCCCAACCGCTCCCCCGCAAGCGGTAGCACCGCCGACGCAAGCGCCACCACCATTGGCGCAACCTATTGCACCAATCCCGCTCATTGCGCCTCCTAGACCTTCCCTGCTCGAAGCAATCGCCGCTGCCAAAGCAGACTTTGGCGATCTTAGCAAGGATAGCGACAACCCTTACCTCAAGTCAAAGTTTTTGGGACTGCCAGGTTTGCTTAGGGCAGTTGAGCCGGCATTGCTCGACCAGGGCATTGTTATTTATTCGCAGATGCTTTGCGATCAAGGCAACTGGGCCATGCGAACTACCCTTGCATTCAAGGATGGTTCGGAAGAGCTGTCTTCGGATTTTCCCGTAAACGATATGACCACCATGCACAAAACGGCTGGGCATGTCAAATACGGTGTCCGTTACAACTTGTTTGCGTTGCTAAGCATCTGCCCTGAGGCAGACGATGATGGCAACAGCGTTGTTTACCCTGGCGAAAAGCCCCCATCAACGCAACTCCCTGGCCTGCCTGCTCCCGCCTCTTGGCCGGCGCCGGGTCAGCAAGTGCAACACCCTCAGGCAGTCTTTTCGCAGCCGTTGACGACCGGCTACCAACCACAGCCGCCGATGGCGACCAACTACGCCACTACACCCCAGGGTTGGCCAGTCATTTCAACCATGCCGCCTGGCATGGTTAATCCCGTCCAACCTCTTCCCGTCCTTTCGCAACCTTCCTGATGGCTTCCCGCAACAGACTCGCTTTTTGGGTCAATGATCGCAAGAGCGCTGCAAACCAGCCTGACTACAAAGGCAAGTTTGAGCTTTCTTGGGAATTGCTACAAGAAGCAAATGCTGCGTTTAACGCAGGCCAATACGAGTTGGACTACAACGATAAGGCGTGCATTAAGCTCGACGTTGGGCTTTACCTGCAACCAGTTAATCCCGGCGACAAGAAGCCGTGCTTGTCCGGCAGTGTTTCGACCTTGACCGAGACACAAAATAGCGCCCTTGCACGCCAACAGGCTGCGCAGGGATATGCCCAAGCGCCCCAACAACAAGCGCCTCAGCAACCTCAGTACGCACAGCCACAGGCGGCTCCCCAGGGTTACGCGCAAGCGCCACAGCCACAGCAGCCCCAGGCGGCTCCACAGGGTTACGCGCAGGCTCCGGTGCAACAGGGCACCCAGCCTGGGCCTTGGGGCCAGCCTGGGCCTGAAGTTGCAGGCGCAATAATGGCAGCCTATGCCATTCATGAGCGGAATCAGCAGCAGGCCCCACAGGCTTACGCCCAGCCCCCGGCACAAGGCCAAGCGCCTATGCCTGTTGCCCCTCCAGCGCCCGTCCAGCCCATGCCTGGCGCGATCCATGGCCAGGCCGCTGCGGGCCTCATGCCTTCCCAGCACCTTCCCCCCGGCTTCTGATCCTGATGCCTGAACTGCAACTACTCCCGGTTCAGCCGGGAGTTTTTTTTAGAGACGAAGACCACAAGTATTTTTATCGCACTCCACAAGAGCAGATCGAAGTACCATCATCTTCGCATATCATCGAGCTTGCTGGCGGCAAGGACTTTCCTAAAGAGCATTGGAAGCAATCCTTGATGCGCAAGGGGCTTACCGATATGGGCGCCGAGTATTTCATGGATCGAGTTCGAGACATCCGCGCAGACATTGGCACAAGGCTGCATGGCATGGTTGGCTTGTCACTCGGCTCTTTCGAGCAGGAGAAAATTAACGCTGATTTTCACAGAGACACAGAAGCTGCCATCATCCATTCTCTTTGGTATGACTACGTTAGGCCACGTATTGGCAAGGTGTATGTCATCGAAGAGCCCATGATCCACCCTGGCGGCTGCTACGGTTTTACGCCTGACCTTATTGCCGAAGTGGATGGGATTCTAAGCGTTTGTGATTGGAAGACCAATCAACCAGAGCACTTTGCCGAGCGCTATAAGCGCTTGTGCGATTACGCTCCAGACGATAAGATTCTTGCCAGTATCTGCGAACTTCTTACAAAAGTTGACGCCGAAGCCGGCAAGGTTAAGGAATCAACTTTTAAGGTGCGCGGTGGCTGGCAAATGCAACAAGGTTCTTACGCTTTTGGTGTCGAAGCCGTAGTCGGCCTGCGCGTTGAGCGCGGGATCAATTTCGGCTTGAGCGTCGATGGCGTCAGCGAAAAAACCTGGAACCGGCCTGACCTTGACCAGGGCTGGCTGCAGTTTGCCGGTGGCCTTGCGCTTCACCACCAAAGAAAGGCGGCATCTGGCGGCCATCCGGTCTTCGGAGCTGCACTTAACGCGCTCGGCCCATTGATGCGCGTTCGATAGCGTGCTACAGTTTCACTTGTCACACATTCGTCCCTTTCCTTCCAATGGCAACCCGCACCAAGAAAACCCCTGAGGCTGAGATCGAGATTACTGAAGTCGGTCCTACCGACGCTGTTGAAGAAAACCTTTTGGCTGACACTGATTACGACGCAGGCGGCGAGCCTGGCGACTACCAAGAGCCCGGCGAAGACGACGGCTTGGAAGAGTTGCTCGATGCCCAAGTCGATGCTCAAGTCACCGATGCCGAAGTTGCTCCCGAAGCTCCCGAAGCTCCCGAAGCTCCCGAAGAAGCCCCTGAGCTTCCCGCTCGCCTTGTCGGCCAAGAGCTGCTGGACTTCTACAACGCCAAGAAGGCCGAAGGTTGGAAGCATAACGCGATCGGTTTTCATGCCGGCTATGTTTCCATTACCAGGACCGGCCAGCAACGATTTCAGAAGTCTGCCTTCAATGAGGAATGGCTCAAGGTTACGGGCGTCATCGAAGAGAGCGAATCTACCTCCGGTGGCGGTCGATCCCATGCCGGCGAGACTCGCGCTCGGGTCACTGGTCAAGGCGTGCTGCTGGTCAGCCAGCTCGCCGTTAATCGAGTGGGCGCAGTCGCTGGCGAGGTGTTTGCGGTCGAGTATCCCGCTGACGGTCAGATCCTATTGACCACTACGGGAGTGGTTGAGGCCGTCATTCCACGCGGCAAGCGGGCCGCCCCTGAGCAAGCGGGTACACCCCTGCTCGATCAGGCCGCTGAAGCCTGATGCGGTGTCACCGGGGGCGCTTAGGGTGCCTCCGGTGACTCGTTATCACGGCGAAGCTCTGGGTTGTACTTCCAATAACCCTCTTGATATTTTTCAGCTTTTTCTTTTTCTTTGCCAAACTGGCCGACGATGTAGCCAAAAATTACTGCTGCACTAAGCGGCCCTCCAGTATTCATTCCAGCTATTGTCAGTCCCTTTTCCCAGCATTGCTCAAAATCTTTGCCAGCAGCAAGACAATCATCTTTATATTTGTGCCCTAAAAATAGCAACGCCAGCAACACCGCTATGGCGCCAATTGAGCCAATTAATCCAACTGTGATTACCTTGGGTTGCGGTTGTTGTTTCAATAACTGTTACCAGGGACATTAGATCGGATAGCGAATGATTACTTCGCCATCCCGCCCATTCTGTGCGGCCCCGGTGACGCTGCCTTTGCCACCGCCGCCGGGGCCGTTGCTGCCCAGGCCCCCTACGCCACCACCACCAAATCCGCCGCTGCCGCCACCGCCGCAGCCGGGTACGGATGCGCCAGTAATCGATGATGTTAGGCCGTCGCCGCCTCGACCATCTAGGCCCGACACTTGGCCGTTGCCGGGTTGAGCCGCGCCGCCACCACCGCCGCCGCCATAAACGGCGCCTCGGTCGTAACTTGCGCCGCCGTTGCGGCCCTGGCCTGCCGTGCCGGTGCCAGGCGGGCCGGCGCCCTGGCCAGGATTGGACGCATAATTTGTCCCGCCGCCAGACCCGAATACGCCCGCGACACCGCCGGGGCCGCCTCCCAGCGCCTGGATTCCAGCAAACGAGCTATTTCCCCCCGCCGTCCCGAAAAACGAGCCCGACGCCGGGCCGCCGATGCCCTTGGCTCCTACGACTACGATGTACTGCTGCGGGGTCACGATCAGTCGCGGCTCGGCGGACGATCCGCCACCAGAAGGTTCGCCGGGTACGGAACTTCGATGACCGCCGGCTCCGCCACCACCACCGCCCCAATTCGATCGGGAGCCACCGCCACCGCCGGCACGAATTAGGTATTCAAGGTCGGCGCCGCCAACCGTTACGTCAAAAGCGTATGTCCCTGGTACGTTATAAACATGTACGCGGTATCCTGCTATATCAAATACAAGCGCTCCCCCAGTGGCGATGATGCCGCCACCGCTGGGGGGCTTTCGCCTACCTGGATCAATCACTGGCATCCTCCTGGGGTTTGGTCGGCCACAGGTAGCGGGCTGCCACCATGGCGGAAGCAGCCATCCATCACGCGACACCGTTAACCCAACCAGAGCTTTCAAGTGTCAGCATTCGATCGAATTCAATGCTATTGGGCGGAGTCTTGGCTTGTCCATGTTCGTCTAGTTCAAGATCCCCGTTTTCGTCAATTTCAAGAGCGTCAATTTCTTGGTTTAACTCTGCCAACCTTATCCTATTGTTTACTAGTGCTTCTTCTACCCTCTCATCTGTTTCGACTACTTTCCGAAAAAACTCGACGCTTCCAATTTCAGGGTTTCCTGATCCAGAAGAGGCGAGTGCTTTTATGGCAGTAGATAACACTTTGTCATAGCTTGGATCGTCTTGTGGCCAAACCGTGCGCTGCATTTGCCTGAATTTCTCAAAAGCATTGCTTTTAAGAGTTTCCCTGGGCAAAAGATGTAGCGACTGAACTGTTTTGTAAACCCCCTGAGGGTGCCCTATTGGCGGCTGCGGCTCGTATCGCTCTAATACTTGTGCGCTTTTAACGTAAAGCTTTTCGGAGTCATACCCCGCCCCTTCAAAGGGCTCTACTAGAAAAAACTCATACGGCTTTTTGTGTGGAGCGCCATCGCCGTACGGCCACTTTTCTCCCCTTGTGTCAAGCACAACGCCGGCAGAATCTACGGCTACAAATCTTTTGGTACTATCTCCGGTGATGTCGTCGTATTCAACGCCGGTTTCAGGGTTGGTGAGAATGGCCATGGTTAGGGGTCGGGGTAGAGAAGAATTAGCGTGAGGACGTGGCCCGAAGAGCCAGTCCCGTGGCTCATGTAATCGAATCCTACCGAGTCTCTGGCGGCACCAGAGACCGATCCGCCAGAGATACTGGCGGTTGCGTTTACGGTATGAACCGATGGCGCAAGGGACACGACATTGCCGGCAGTGGTCAGAATGTTGGTTTTGGTGCCGACAGATGTAGTGCCTGCCCCGGTGCGAATGTATGGTCGGGCGTCGCTTGCGCCTGCCGTAGCCATTGCGGTAGGAGCGCATGTCCACCAGACGCCTATTATTGTAAAGTTTCGATCTATAGGTATTTCGTCTTTTTGGTTGCCGGTTGAGACGCTAGTGTCGCCTATGTTTGAGCCTCTTAACTTGACGATCTCTCCAGGTACTAGCTTGCCGTTTAGCAAGATTAACCCGCCTGCTGGGGTGATCTCCTCCACCGCTCCCACGCCAGCCGTAGAGCGACCGAGGATGCGGCCACTTGCCATTGTGGCGCCCAGGGTCGCGATGAGCTGCTCAGCCAGCAGGATGGGCGTTAAGAACTCCCTTGCCATCAGCCAATCACTACAACACGATAAGCATTGGTCGCCGGAGCCGTTGCAAATACCAGCGTTACAGCATTTACAGAAGTACGCTGCACATCAACTTCAACATCGTCGTACTGACCGCTGTTCGGAAAAAGGCGGACAATTACATCGCGGGTATTCAAGTTGTGCGTCACCGTGAAAGTGGTAGCACTGCCGTCCCCAATGTTCTCTCCTCTTTTTCTGACTCGGCCTGCCAAGTTGGCAAGTTTTAGTGGAGTGACAATGCGCGTATCATCGGTCCCGGCGTCTGCTTCGGCTTGTGTTGCCAGTTCAGCAACGCCGGCTGTAACTTCGCTGGCGGCAGGAGCGCTAGTCCCAAACGGAATCCAGGTAACTGCGGTAGTGCCAATGGTGCCGTTTACCGCTGTCTGCCTCCAGGTTGTTTGCGCGTTTACAGTGCCTTCGTCAACGCTAACGACCGCTGATTCAAGCTCGTCAAATGTACTGGCGTCAAGCGCCCGAGTCATCGGAGTGGCCGCACCATTCCAAACGTAAATGCCGTTTTCAGCGGGAAGTGTTTGGTCCCCCAGCAACGCCCTGTCTTGTGACGCAAAGGTTACGCCATTCAGCGATGCCCCTGGAGACGCTATGTTTACGTTTCCGGTACTTTTTACACGAACGCTGTCCTTAGTCGATAGACCCTCGATCGCCGCGTTAAGCTGCGAAACGTTGACAGCATCGCCAGCAGCCGTGCCAGCGGGCAGGTTGGTGACTTTTGACACCGACTGCATGTCGATGTCGGTAAAGAACTTGCGTGGCATGGTAGTTTAAGTGATGGTAACTAAAGCAGCCTGGCTTGGCCGGCGGTAGGTGGATTAAAAGGGCCAATTACCGTTTGGTTGACAGTGGGGTGAGAGACTTGGCCTTCAATCTCCTGGCTGCCAGCGTCGAGCAGTTCAACACTCGGCCTGTATCCGAGATTGTGATTGATCGTCCAGACCGCAGCGGGGGTAGCTTGAGTATAGGGGAACCCTGCCGCTGCCGACGCCAGGTTGGCGATGTCTTGGGTCGTCGCGTCCACGGTGGCGCCGGCCTGATCCATCACAATTCGCTCAGCGCCTGTTAGTGGCGTCGCTGCGTTTGGCAGTCCTGAGATCGTGGTAGTTTCAGGTGTCATTTTCGTTCGCTGTAGCGCGGCGTCGGCAGTTCTGGCTCATAGTGAACACCTCGCTGACCGGCTTGATAGGCAGCATGTAAGCCAAGCGCTCCGACCGCCAATGTGCCAACGCCTAGCAATGTTGCAACAATCCATTTGCCGGCATCAAGAGCGCCGGCCGCTTTGTTGTCATTAGTGGCTGTGTTTTTTGCTAGACTTTTTATTTCATCAGCTAAAGCCGAAACCGATTTTTCCATTTTTTCTCCTGACTTTTCCATCTTTTCTGCCAGCTCCCTTAGTGATGCCCTGTCTTCCTTGCGTGTTTCTAGCGCTGCCTTGTGATCGTTGTCCATGCGGCCAACAAGTTGCGCAACCAGTGTCTCTAGGCGAACCATGCCTTGCTCTAGGACCGAGATTCGTCTATCCACTCCAAACACTGGGAAGCGTGGCCATGCCGGATCAGCCTAGCGCCTGGCGGTAGCTGTCGTCAAACTAACTGCGTTGTGGCGTGAGTGCTCCGTCACCGCTCCAGCTCAGCACCAAAATAATTGGCTCTCCAGGGTCAGTGCAATCGAGCTTTGCGTCTCCAATCACGACCGTACCGACAAGGCTTATGATGCCAGTAATAGTTGTTCTGAAAATATCGCAGTTTTCAGGCAAGACTTGATACGATTGCATGATAAGTTTAAGATCAGCTTTTAAGCCATCGTCTACGCCGGTTAGCGCAAAATTTAGCATCTGCCAGGAGCTTTGCGCAACGCTTACATCGTCAGAGAATTGCAGGCGCATACTAATGTCACCACTCCAATCAGCAAGGCCGCCAGTACGCCTCTCGGCCTCATCTGCTTGCGTTGTGGTCCGCAGCATATCGCGTCCCATATTCACATTCCAAGAGAATATATTAGCAACGTACTTTAGTCCGCCGCCAAGGTTAATTTGAACACCTCCATCAGAGCCGACAATAACGCCCATAACTAAATAATCCTTGCCAAGAAAGAAGCCGATGCTCCATCATTTAGGACTGCGTTATTGGCAAAGTCCAATACTTGCCACTCATTTGTTGCTGCTTGAACTACAAAGCGGTCGCCAAGTGCAATATCATTGGAATCATAACGCATGTAGACCCCAAAATCATCAGCCAATCTTGTTGGCGTCCAAAGGTTCCATGGTATGTTTGAGCAGACCGGCACATGGTCACTGGTGTATGCCGGGTTGGCAGCATTTCTGCCAACAGGAAGTGGTGTCGCGGCTATCTTGTTGCTTCCGCCCCAGTTCGGGAAGTTCACGTTAGCGCCGCTCGCTGAAGAGCCTGCGCCAAAGTAGGAGTAAGCGTTGTACTGCTGTGCGTGGTAGTTAGACCCGCTAGTAGACCCCTGTAGCGCCGGACCGACGCTAAGGCATCTGCGTAAATTTTCGTCAATCTGAAAATTAACCAAACCGGCCCTGTCTGACGTGGCAGCAGTTAAGCGAGTCAGGCCGCTAATGCAACCCTTGCTTAAGTCAATCCAGCTGTGCAGCGCCATATCTTTGTGCAGAAAAGTAAATGGGCGCGATCTTGTTACGGTAGACGTTTGCCTAAATACGAACCAGCTTTGCTTGGTGTCACTGCCCGACGTAAACCTGTCCAGCACGAGATTGGAAGTTGTAGAGTAATTAAACAGAGTAGTGCAACTAAGCTGGCTCGGGCCAATGCTACAGCTTGCCGGCAAAGTATGCCAGTCCAGGTATTGCGTTCCAGTTGGAACGTTAATAGGTGCAGGAGCTGTAGCATCCCAACCGTTTGTGGCCAACGCAACCGCTATGCCTCCGTTTTCAACAATGAAATAATAAAAGCATGTGCCATAGGTTTTCGTGGGATCGTGAACTATCTGCAGCACTCGGCATATTCTGTCTCCACTAATCGCAAAGCTGTCGAACCATTCCGCCATTAGCCCCGCGTCGACAAGCGCAGACCGCAAGGCATTTGCTACGCTGGCGCTTGTAAAGCCTGCGGTCATAGGATATTCCTGCTTAGTAACGGCCATATCAAGCTGAAAGAGTCTGTTGGCAGTATAGCCGGCATCAGGGCCGGGTCAGTCCCGTAGCTGCCACGGTCAGGCCCGACTCGAAGCCAAGACTTAGCACCGGACCGGCGTTTCGAGCAGCAGGCAGCAGCGGCACCAGCCCGACCGGGAGCGCAACAGCGGTAGCATCTGTCGTCGGCAAATCGAGCATCAACACCACTGCCGCATCGCGCCGGATCGTTTTATCCAGGAACACTGGGAACGCGATTGCTGTTAGTCCGTCGATAGTTGCATAGTCCAGGTTGACAACCGGGCCAGCACTTCGTAGCACAGGCAAGAACGGATCGAGCGTAACCGGCACGGCTACGACTGACATTACGTTAGATAGGTTCAGCAGTAACGGATTAGCGCCCAGATTTAGCGGCGAGTTGCGCGGGCCATAGACAGACTCGAACGTTAATTCATAGACAAGGTCAATGGTGACATTAAACCTGCCTTTCTTTACCGACTGCTTAGTTGGCTCTCTCTCGATTGTCCACGTTGTTCCCGTAAGCCTTTTTCTAAAGTCTGCGTTATTAACGCCTCCCGCCAATTCTTCGGGCAGTTGTGTTAGCGACCACAATCCGCAACCGCTGGCATACCATGGCAGCAACAGTGCCAATGCTTGCGCGTCATTTACGTTTTCAAATGTTAGTTTCCATCTTGAGTCGCTAGGCAGTGAGCCAAGGATCTCAGGGAATGAAGCCGACCGGAAACTGGCGACGATAACCGGATAGCCAGGTAGCGTTAGCTCCCAATTCGTTGGAGTTATTGCCGGCAGTGTTAAAGGTAGGCGTACAGTCATGGCGAGTAGGTGGCTGCCACTCGCGCTTTGATTGGTAGCTTCACCGTGCAGCGTCCCGCCTTAGCGGCGACAACCTGCGGCGAGCCCGCAAAGTGCCACGTTGCGCCAGGAAAGGGTAGCGTCAAAAGGCTATTTAGCCCTCCACTTGTGCCGGCCAGAATCTCTGGCGTCAGGTTGATTGAAGGTATCAAAGACAGAGAGCCGTAGATTCCGTAGCTGTTGTCCCACACTATGCAGATTTGCTCTGCTTGCGCGTAGGTGATGTTTTCCCATGTAAGATCCATTGTGTCGCCAGACGGCTGATTGCAAAGCGCCCATCGCACTGTTCGGCCATTGCGCATCTTGGCACGCTTTTGCGGCCATTGGCCCATCGTAAAGGAACGCGCTGTAGGCACGATGCCTGGCAATGCGTTGATGATGTTCATAGCTCAATCACCCAATTCGCGTCAGTCTCGTATGTAGTCCAGTTTACCCCAAGCAGACTATAACCGTTTGCGTCGGTGGGATGGTGGAACGCTTCAATGGTGATAACTCCTTCGCCGTCGATATTCACTTTCTTTATTTCGTAGACGCGGGGTTTTGTGATAGCGTTTCTTATCGCAAAGAATCGCTCTGTTGGCGAAGCAAGGCCGTCGAGTACAACGATTTGCTCTTCTTGTGGGTCGTTGCTCATGTCCCAAGTGATCGCATCATAATAGCCGTCTGCTGCCGGCAGAAGCCATGGGCGAATGGTGACGATAGTTCCGTCTCTCTGTATAAAGCCTTGGAAGGAAGTGCTATAGCTAACAGCGTCAAAGTCCATTATGAAAAAGCCGCTAGAGCGCAGTTGCGCTGCTAGTACGTCTGGCGATGTTGTAAAGCTAATTTGATGATCGTGTATGGTTACGAATCGAATGTAGTAGCAGGCAGCATCAATAGCTTGCCTGTAGTTAGTACACCACTCCGATAAGTCAAGCTCTTTGACTGGAGCGTTTACGCTGGTACTTGCCTCTCTCACCATTGCCACGCGCTCACGGGCAAACAGCGGCGACTCTGCTCCTGTTGATTCTTCTCTCCATTTGACTTGTACTATAAAAGGCTGCCTTGTTGCATAATCAATAGTGTTTAGCCTAAAAGATCCCTCTTCAATGTTGCCGTTATTAAATTGCGCTTCTACTTTAAGTGGCGCATCAAACTCAATCGCTTTCTTAAGATAGTAAACGCCGCCAAGTCGAACCAACTTAAGCAGATGCGCTAATGCAATCTCTGAAGCCCAGCTCAGAATGTTTAGCGGTTCATCTTCGACCTTATCGTAAAAATATCCCCGGTCTTGGCACCATTGCGCTGCCTCCTGAAAGCTCGGCCTGTCAATTTGCGCCAGTTGCGTGCGAGGGAAGGCGCCTAGTTCGGGGTTCGTCATTACTTCGCGCAACCAGTCTGGCCATAAATGGCTTGATCCTTCTGTGTCGTTATTTAATAGCCTAGGCATTTGATGGCCGTTATTGCAGAAGCCGCTAAAACCCGAAAGACTGTTGAACTCAGGCGATGCTGAGATGTTCACGCCTACAGGCGCCAGGGACTCGTAAGATGGCGTCATATCAAGATCGCCATAGTAATTTACTTGCGTGATTTGATGCTCTGGGCTATTGCTTACGCTTGATTGGATATTTTCGTACGGGAATGCTTCATCGAACCTGGCGTAACCGCCAATCATGGATTCGTACTCAGGATCGGCCCAGCCAAGGCCAATGTCAAACTTAGGCTCAAGCTGTGAGATTTTGCGGTTCTTGCTATTTGTTGGGTTTATGATGTAGCCAGTTGATATTACGGTGACGCCAGCAGCAGTAGACTCCACTTCTTCACCGCTGTTGGTATCGAGCACCAGGATTCGAGTAATAGCACTTTGGCGAACTTCCCAACTAGAAACCGGCACAGTTCTAATCGTCCATCGCTTGTTAGATGGAAGAACGATCCTTAAGTAGTTGTGGATCTCTTCACCGCTGATGCCGGCGACTGCAAAAACGTCAGGGAACTGCGTCCATGTTGCGCCACGGTCCAGGCTGTATTGCAAGTTGAAACAGCTATAGCGACGTGTCTTTGTAGTGATAGAATCTCCGCCGCTATCGTAGCGAGAAACCGATATAACGCCATTCGCCGTTTTGCCGACTTGGTTTTGGCCTGCGCGACTGTTGATGGTCTGCACTTTTGGGCATGACCTGAAACCTGTTATACCATTTACGGTTATACCAACTCTTGACTTAATGATAATTTCGCAAACCCTAAACTCTCTCACTGCGCTAAATGATGCTATTGCCATGCGAAAGATTTGCGCAGCTTGAGAGCACAGCCTGTAACGGCCTTGCGTACCGCTTTGCAAGTTGGCAAGATCATTGCTTGGGTTGTACTCTGGCGGCAGAATCGTAGTGCCGGATTCGTCTGGAAACAGAAACTTAGGACCAATGAATTGCACGCTTCCGGCTTGTACTACCGTAAAGACATATTCCATGCTGTTGCCATCGCCAACAGGCTCTTGCTCTGAGTCGCTAACGAAGATCGACTCGCTAGGGCTTTCCGATATTCTCTCTTCGAGTATTGCCCAGCAACTGCCTATTCTGTAAAGTTCATTGGGGATCAAGGCAGAATCTGCCGAGTTTTGCACGCCGGCAACAGCAGCCGCAACGCCGCCCATTTCCGCCTCGGACTCCGCATCGTTATCTATGACCCGTGAATTGGTGGTATTAAATCGGATCTTTGTCTTAGCATCAGTAGTGCCGTTGATCGCGTAGAGCAGCGAATCGCCAACAGCAACGCTTTGTGTAACGATTTGATAGTCGCCGGTCGCAGGAGTCGTCCACGTCGAAGAACCACTGGCTTTGCGCTTGCGCAACCCGCTTCGCATTGACCAATAGAATTTACCTTTCCATGCCTCTACCAAGGCCGCTGCATCGTCATCAGTGCGTACCTTGTCGTCATCGTCAATCCTTGCTACGATGGTTGGCTGTATTGTTACTGGTTGCCTGTGCATCATCGCGTTAGGGCACCAACCGTACAGGCCAAACGCTGTACTGGTTGATGGCGTTTCGCTCATGCAAAATGCTGTCTTGTATTGACCGCTTGTGGTTTCAAGCGCAAATACATCTTGGCCGCCACTGTTTTGCGAGTTGCCGGGATCTCTGTTTGCGCTCCTGCCGGCAATGAGTTGGGTTGAGTTAATCCGCCCACCGTTAGGCGCAAAGTATATGGAATATCGCGCTCCCTGACTTAACGCTGTGCCGGTGTAAGCATAAGCGCCAAGCGTGTTATTCCCAAACGCCCAACCCCTTTGATCCCAAGCATCTGCCGGCATTCCAGCGGTGCCGCCAAGAAAAATGCCACGAAACATTACTGAGCCGTTATTTGCCAGCATCTGCGACCAGAGCAGCGGCATTGCGACACGAACGCCGCCAAGGTTGTTCTCGCGCTTGGCGATTACTACAGGAACGAACTGCCCGATCCTGGCGGGTTCCTGCATCGAGTCAAACCCGAAGCGCGGCGAAGATCGTTGGTTGTTAGTTGTTGGAGTACCGCTTTTTCTGGTAGTAGTGATTCTCGACTGTTGCCGTGCTGGAAACAGCAGCGAAGACAGTAGCGATACGCCAACTGAGATCGCTAAATTAACAAGTACAGGAACCAATGGCCCGCATACTGGCCCTTCGGCAGCAGCAGGCCGCTCTACTGACTCCCTTAGCGTAATTGCCTTCCATTCCCGGTACGCATCTTCAGATACGCCCAGAATTTGAGCAAGGCGTTTTTCGTAAGGGAGTAACTTAATCACAGCAAGCGAAAAAGTTTAAGTGAGCCGCAAGCGTTGACGGGACCGGCAACTAAGCAGCCATAATGCCTGACGGTAATAAATGTGTCTGCATTAGGAAGCACTCCAACGCCAAAGGAACCATCTCCCCGGTCGAAGCGGATCAAGGCGCCGGCCTCAGGCTTCTCGATAGGTTCGGTCAGCTCGGTCCAGTCTTCGTCCAGCTCCCTCCAGTGCCCCCGCTCAGCCGCCGTGTACCAGCTCCGCATACGATCTGCCGGCCAGGACATTCCCAGCTCCTGACGTACCGCCTGGGCAGTCCTGAAGCAGCAGGCTGCTCGACCGTCCCGTGGGTCTGCGCCAAGTTTCCAGGGCAAGCCAGACCATTTGCGCCAAAATGTCAAAACGAAATCCCTCCGCTAGATGGCAGTGGCCCGACTTGGGCCGCCGTGAGTCTACGGGTTGGCGCGGTCCCTGTGACAAAATTAAGCGGATTGCTAAGTTTTAAGGTAACAACAGAGAATGCTTCTTCTTCTCCTGGCACGGCATCGACATAGCTAAAGGTATCGCAAGCGCAAATGGTTGAGCTTAGAAAGTTCAACTCGTTCCATGTCGGGTATCCGCTTACGCTAGATGGTGGCGTGCCAACAAGTAGCACGGTCGAAACCTTGGCAAGCAATAAATCCTCAGACGCTTGCCATAGTTTTGCGGTTGAAATAATGTTTGCTGGCGCAATTAACTCATAGTCTCCGCTTTCGTTGCCATCGGTTGACAGGTCGCCGGCAATACTGTAAGGGCTAAACTTGTACTCCAGTCCGTTAAACGTTCTATTCTCTCCAATGAAGAAAGGTTGATAGCGTAACGGCAGCGGCAACGGAGCGCCAGTAGCGTCAAGGAACTCAATGTAATGGGTTACGTCAATCATCAGATATTGATTGAATCACGAAGGGCGCCATTGTTCTTCATGCCGTTAATGGTCTTGGCAAACGCTCGCCTTTCAACCATAGCATTACTCTTGCGTAGCTGATCTTCTGTAACGTAACGCTCTCCCCTTTCTTCCCTGACAGTATAGCTGATGTCAAGAGAATCCGATTCGTTTCCACTATTGCGCAATGCTTCTGCTTTTTGCATGTCAGAACGTGGGACAACCCGGCCAGTGACGCCAGGAAAGAAGAACTCTGGCTCTTTCTCGCCCGTAACATAAACCTCGCCAGGCTTGGTAGTCCCGCCCTTGGCCATGAAGCCCCCAAAGGTGGGGGCCGAAAATGCCGATCCGATGTTGCCGAGGGAGCCGGAAAGCGCCGCGCCAAGGCCGCCGCCCAGCCCGCCAGTTCCAGCGCCGCCAAGGCCGGAGAGCAGCCCCTGAGACGCTATGGCCTGGAATAGTCCGCCCATTTGACGCTGTAGCAGCGTGGTTAGCTGTTGTTGCGCTGAATCGGCAAAGCTGCTAGAGATAGCCCTTAGCATATCGCGCCCTACGTCTTCGATCTCCCTGGAGCCATCGGCAATGCTTACCAAGCCATTTGTCAGTGCGCCGGAGATGGCGTCAGACGTAGCAACGATATTCTTTTCGAGGTTGCCCCAAACAAGTTGCTGATTTTCAAGCAGCTTGGTTTCGTTGGCCAGGTCAGTGGCCCGGTCGATATTGCCAGAGCGTTTCATCTCCTCCTCAAAAGCCCGTGCTGGCGCTCCGATCATCCCTGCACGCAGGCCGGCGCCAGTGAAACGGGCTTCGTTTCTGATTTCGTTAATACGCTTGCGGAACTCATTTTGCTTGCCAAGCTCTTCGGTTTGCGCTGTGAGCAAGGCTAGCTTAGTCTTTTCAGCTTCACTTGCACGCTGATAAAGCTCAGAAGCCTTAAGCAATTCGACATTGCTCGCCTTAAGTTCGCCACGCTCCAAAGCAGCGGCTTCCGCCTTGCCGGTTGCTAATGTTTCCTGTAGTTGCAGGATGGCAGAGCGAGCCCGTTCTTGATTTTGCAGCTTATTATTGAGATCAAGGTTTGTGCGGCGCTGTTTCTCTTCATTCTTGGCGATCTCCGTCGCTTTGCTAGCTTGAAAGTTAATTTGCTTAGCGATTGCAGGATCGTCGCCATACTTCTTTTTGGCGTTAGCAAGAGCGCTAACACGGTCTAGCTCAATCTGCTTAAGTCGAGACTTGCTCTCCGCCTCAATATCAGCAACTGAAGCAGCATTGTCGCTAAGGTCAAGAATCCTTTGCCTTGCTTCAATCTGCTGTTTTAAGGTGTCCCCCTGTTGCTTGAGTTGCGGCAGTTGGCTGGCTTGTAGTATTTGCTCAATCTGGCCAAGTTCGATACCCTTTTGTTTGAGCTTATTTTGCTCTTCCAGGATTTGTTGCGCTTCTTTTTCTCCGCCGGCAAGTTGTAGCCGTGCCGCCAAGTTAGCGGCATTGACCGGCGCGATAGAAGGGGTAGGGCCAATGGGGACTGGACTAAACTTGGGACCGGGGATGTTGCTGATCTGTGTTGCAGTCTGGCCTTGAATATTGCCTTTTAGCACTTTCTCAAGGTGCAATAACTTCATCTGGCCCATCGGGGTGTCAATGATCCCAACTATTCCGCCGCCGCCGCTTTGCGCTTCTGTCATTGACCCGACAAGTCGCGCTCCACCCACCAAAGAAACGGGCGTACCGGTAGGCGTGCCAAAATCGACGCCTTTGTGAAAGCTGGAAGCGCCAGCAGTTGGAGCGCGTCGGGGGCCGTAGCCGCTGGTAACGCCAAACGATGAGGGGACTTTGCCGGCAACACGAATAAAACGATCTGCGTCGGCGGAAGTTATCGGCCTGCCATCTGCCCATCTCACGTCAAGATGCGGTCCGGTGCCGACACCGGTAGCGCCAGTAAGCGCAATCGTTCCACTCGACGGCCCCATAACAGCGCCAGCACGGGCAGCTCCGCCAGGCGCAGTAGCAGCACCCATGTCAGGCAGCGTCATTGCCTGGCGCATTAAGTCAGCGGCTTCTCTTGCGCGATCACGGACATGATCCGCGACCTTCATCTTGTAATCTTCTACTGAGCGCACATAGGAGAGCTTGCGTTGCTCAATGTCTTCTATTTCGCGTGCATTTGTGCGCTTGTAATCCTCAACATCACGATTGAGCTTCGCCATCGCAAGCTCAAGCCTGTTTCTTGACTGCTCAATATCAGCTTCGCCTTCCTTTCTGGAGCGCACTACTTCGCGCACATTCGTTAGTAGTTGCTGCTCAAAGCCAACAGCCGCCGCAAATGTTTGGCGAGCATTTAGATCGCTACCTTCGATGCGGTTTTGCGCTCTGGCGCGATTATTCTCAATCTGCTTTTCTGCCGCTTGCTGGCGCAAGTCAAATATCTCACGTTCTTTTTTGTAACTGTAATCAGCAATGTCTTTATTTAGTTTCGCGCCATCGCGTTGCAAGTCATACGCTTGCCGTTGCAGGCCGAACGCTTCACGATAGGCCGACTGTATTTGATCTGCAATCTTGCGCGACTCCTGGATCTGCGCTGTTCCGGCAGCAAATTCGTCCTGAGGTTTTGCAGCCTGCCTGTTTCCCGCCGCTCCCGCCGCAACCGCTTTGCCGCGCCGCTGCAGCTTGTCGAACAAAGCAGTAGCGCCGCCAAGTGGGTTGGCCGCCGTTAATATGGCGCCGCCAATCCCCTGACCCCTAAGAGCAGATCCAATCTGTTTGGCGCCTGGCAGGGTGTTAATGCCACGCGCTACGTTAATGGTGTCGGCAATTACGCCAGTAAAGCCAACAAGCGCAGGCAATAACTCAGATTGCAGTGTGCCGGCAATCGAAGACCATTGCTCCTGTAATCGCCGCTGCTCTGACTCAAGTGCGTTAAGCTGGCGCACCGATCCAGGGCCAAGACGCTTTTCGACCTCCTGAAGTACCAGCGTCTGCGCGTCATAAGCACGCCCAACTGATTCGAGTTGCTGAACTTGAAACTTCAGGCTATTGCTAACATGGAAGCCGCTTTTAGCAAGCGCTTCCATCGTGTCACTTGGAGTTTTAAGTGCGCTGGCCAGATCGGTAAGATTTTTTGCGGTTGTATCAATGGCCTGGCCTGCCGCTGTGCCGACAAGGCTCAGACCGAAGCCAAACGAGCCACCCAGGGCGCCGCCCAAAAAGCCGCCAGCAGCACCGCCCGCCGATGCGCCAAAGCCCTGGCCGAACAGCGCTGGGAAGGCGCCACCGATCAGCGCGTCACCGATTGCGCTGCGTGCATCGCCCTGAAAGAAGCCCTTTTGACCCTGCTGGCGTTTCTGCTCTGCCCTGAACTGTCCGATGCCAACCGGGTTGCCAGGGCCGGCAGGGGAAGCGTATTGATTGAACATGCCTGGCCGACCGCCTTGGCCGCCCATCGGGATTGCGCCGCCTCTTTGGGTCGAGCCGCTTGCGCGACTAGGAGCACCGATCCCAAGGCTCCGCTGCCGCTTCTCTTCGCGCTCCACCGCTGCGCCAAAGCGCCCCAGTGAACCAGCCGCTCGCTTAGCTTCTTCCGCCAGTTGCTTCTGCTGTGCAGCCTGCAATTCATCGAGCCTGCTTGGCTGTCTTTGTTGGGAACCTGCAACGCGATCCCTAAGCATTTCCTTGCTTGGAAGCGCTCTGGGCATGATTCCAGAATCAATCCCGCCGCCCATCGGGATTGCGCTAACACGCCGAATCGGCCCGCCAATGCGTTGCAGAGCAGGGACACCGATCCCCAGACTTGCCTGCCGCGCCTCTTCCTGCCTTAGCTTGTCGTTAAAACGTTTCTTTGATGCGCGATTTATTTCTGCTTGCGCATTCTGCATATCTTGCAGCGCTACCTGCCAACTGCTGTTTACGTTTACGTTGCGACCACTGGCGCGTTGCCGCTGCCCTAGCTCCGTCGCCGCCGCATTTAGTTCTCGCGTATATCTGCTAATCGACACATTCATGCGCCGCGCCGCTTCACGCGAGCCCGCAATATCGCCAATAGTATTTCCAGTGTAAATTACGTTTGTCGCCTGAGAACGCAGTCTCCTAATCTTGTCGGGATCTGCCCCTTGCATTCGGGAGAGATCGGTGATTCTTTCTTGCCCGCGTCTTCCGGCTTCAAATGCAATAGATCGCCCAGCGCGGCCACGGTTTAGCTCGTTTTGCTGGCGCAATAAGCCCGCCATTTCGGTGGCGATCCGCTGCATTAGTTGCAGGTTTTCCCTGCCGCCAGCAGTCGCTAGATCCCAGGCGCCACGGACGTTGCGGGCCTGTTGTTGCAGCTCTGGGCTTAAGCCCATGCCAGCGCCACCTCGCGCAAATTCCCGTTGCCGGCCTTGGTATAAATTGGTAAGGTAATTGCCGCGACTTGCGTTACCAATGCCTGTCGAAACGCCTGCTACCTGAGTGGCTGCGTCTAGGCCCCTGCGCTGCAAGTTTTCCTGGATGCGGGTTGTACGTTCCAACGCTCTCGCGTACCTGCCCTGGATAGCGCCAACCCGGCGACGATTTCGCACCTCTTCTTCTAGCGCTTGATTTGCTTGTGTCAGGCCCCTGTCGGATTCCCTTACGTCGCGCCGAGCAAGTCGGAGTTGGGCATTTGCCAGTCTGCGTGCTGTAGCATTTGGCCCACCTGCCACAAAGCGCCTAGTGTCAGGGTCGAGGCGCATGGCCACGTTCCCAACAGTGCGACCGGCACCAGCAAGATCGCGTCCCGCTTGCGCTCTGCGCCTACCGGCTGCATTAACTTGACGCGCAGCTCTTTCAACATTGCGAGTGGCAGATTGCGCAATCTGGCCTACGTTAAGCTGTGCGCTTTCAAGGTTGCCGTATAGCTGGTTAGCTCTTTCAAGCGCTGCGTTAAGTTGGCGAATCTCGCCAAGGCCTTGTACGCCAACACTGATTAGCCCCCGATAGTCAGCCACTTCCCGTCCCGGCGCCAGTGTCCCACCCTAGCGCCTCCTGGGTTGGCTGGCCTGTGGGACGGCTGGTATCTGATCGGCCAGGATTTCAAAATATGCAGCAAGCATAATTATGTCATCCTGACTTGCGTTGTTTGCGAGCTGAGAAGGTGTCATTCCCAGCTCCTTGCATAACGCAAGTCTAAGCATCAGGGCCGAATCCTTTTTTATCGCCTCCTTGATCGCTTTTGGAGTCTTCGCCCGCTAGCATACCTCCGTTATCGAGAATTGCAACCATCATATTGGTCAAGTCTGCCTTGGCATATTCCTGGCGCATTACGCCTTTATCGGCAACAGGGTCGAACATCTTTGTGCCATCTTCGTACTCAGCACGCTTAATAAGCACGCTCAAGCCATAGGCATTGGTATTCCTGTCATTCCTAACTGCTTCCCTGATTGTTTCGTCCTCTGCATCGGTAAGGGGCCACCAATACATGTCAAACGATGCGCCAGTGCTTAGCGTGATCTCCACTTTGCGGCGCTGGCGAGTTGCCTTGAGCAGTTCTTTGACGTTTTTGGCCATGGGAAGGATGTTGCAACGAGGGAATCATAGCACCGGGCCAAGGCACAAAAAAGCGGGGCCAGAGCCCCGCTGTGTGACGATCCGCAAACGATCAGAAGTCAGTCAAGCCAAAAAGGTTGGTGGGGGTGTCCGAGATTCGATAGTTAATCGAAATCTCAGTCGGGCTATCATCTTGCGAGATAGCGCCGCTAAGGCCAAGCAGGACGATGGGGAAGATGCATGGCAGCGAAGCAGCATCGTCAACCATGTTCGGGTTGCCAGTAGTAGCGACGGCACTAAAGTACGCTTTCAACTGGGCACCGTTTTGATCGTTAAACATCGTACCTTGAATAATACGATTGGTGAAAGCAAGACGATCCTCAGTAAGGCGCACAGTCAAGGTGCCATTGCCATCTGCAAAACCGGCCTGATACCTGCGGAATCGAGCAAGTTTAGGGCCAGTGCCAGAGCCAGGCTTGCAAGGAAGAGAGGTAATATCAATCTCGCCCCTAGTAAGGGTAAGGTCAACAGATGGCACTTCGCACATGGCATAAGCCGTGGCAAAGCTCATCTCGATGTGGTTGCCTTCGCCTGGAGTGTTCGCGCCGCCAGCGCCACCGTTGCCGGTAAAAGCAAGCGCGGCGCCGCCAAGAGTGGCAGAGATAGTGCAAGACGTGGAAGTGGGACGGGTCTTGATGTAATAAACTGTTCCATCAGTGATGGCAGCATCAAGGTTAGCGGTTCCTTTTTCCGTGAAAGTTACAGGATCACCAACACGAAAATCAGAATTAGCAGGAATAGGAAGAACTGAAGTGGTAGCAGGACTAACGGGAGCAGGAAAATCAGTTTTGTCGAGCAGGCAGGCCAGAGTGCCGGGGGGCTTCATGGCGATCATGCCATCTTGGCCGGTGAGAACGCTGACAGGGCCGCAGTTAGCGACGGGCATAGGAGGTCCGACCCGTGGCCGGTGATTGCTGTAGCCGCCAGTCTACTCCCTGTAGCGAGCCATGAAGGGCATAGAGAACCGGGTAAAGTGATGCGCCCGATCCTGTAGCTGCGCCTGGGTCGGCCCTGTGAGCGTGCCGACGCGAGCGATGATTGACTGCCCCGGCGGCGGGATCGAGCCGTTCAGGGCCGATAGCGCGTCGATCAGACGGTCGGCAATGACCAGCCCCCGGCCAGGGCCGATGCTTTTGCGGGTGAAGATTTCGCACACCAGGGAGCCTCGAATGTGCCACGAAGCCTGGGCGCCAATGGCTTGCTCTTGCATCAACCCAAAGTTGACACGAACAAGACAGTATTCATCATCATCTGCAAACTCAGTAGCAAGTTGATTCTCAACATAAACACGCACCGGACTGGCGGCATCAATTACAATGCGTTCGTAAATGCCACGAATTTGCTGCAGAGGGACTGTCATCTTTTGTTTGCAGGAATAAGGAAGCCAGCTTTGGCGCCTTTTTTAATGGCATCCTTAAATTTGCCGCCTCCCATGTAAGTGTCGTACCAGTCTTTTTCTGCTGTTGACATCGCCGGTCGCTTGCCTCGCTCCAGTATTTCTTCTGTTGACATTTTCTTAACATCGCCCCGGTACTTGCCAACCCTTCTGCCTATTGCAACTGGCGCTTTAATTGGATCTTCTTCTTGCCGTCTAAACTTGCCAGGGATAAGATCCATTGCCTCTTGCGCGTAGGGGGAAGAGTTGCCGATAAGCAGCTCAACTTTGCTTCCGCTTGCTGGCAGGGAAGATGTAAACTGGCCCTTTGCGTTACGGCCTTGGGTCTTAAGCAAGGGGATGTTAAAAAGATTGTACTTACCATCTTTGCCGCCTGGCCTTGCGCCTCTTTTGCCATCGGCAGTTTCAACATACCAGCTATCCCTAAAGTCACCGCCCCAAGCTGGGCTAATAGCAGCAAGATCGTTTACTACTTCCTTGGCGGCATTACGCAATGCCGTAAATGCAGCATCCCTGATCTCGTCAGACATTTTCTCAAGGCCGAAACCTTTGCCTTTCTTCATTGGCTTACGCCGTTTTGCCATTATTCTGCCCTCGCTATAATCTTGCTTGCGTACATAGCAAAGGTTGGCCTTTCGTCTTCAGAGCCTTGTATGACAATGGCTTTGCCGCCCAGTGTAGTAATCATTTTGCCGTCTAGCGTCGTCAGGTAGATTGGTCCGACGATAACGCCGTCAATACCACTACCATAGCTTTCGACTTCTGTTACCTTCCACTTGCGCCCCAAGTATTCGAGTCTGTCATTGGAACTGATAGGCCAAGGCACCGTGTCATGGTCAACCCATACGCTAACTTCATTGCCTTGCTGCGTACCATTGCGTTCTGACTTTTTAGAGCGCGTTACAGCGCCGGCAGCGGTAAACCTTGTCTCGGTGACAGCAACAGTTCCTAGGGTTTCATTGTAAGCACCAGAAGCTATCTTAATATAGGTAAGCGACTGGGATCTGTACTTGTCTATCATCCGTTTTGATAACGGTCTTGCCCAGGCATCTTGCGGAGCGTTCATTTAGCCTCGAAGAATGCGAACAGAGCTTTCGTTTTGCCGGTCAACCCAGCAGCCGATTAAGTCCAGCAGCCATGGATAAAGCCGTAACACGGTGGGCGAATAACTGCCAACACGCTTGTCCTTCGGCAGCACCTGTGCCATGGTGGTAGGATCAAAGTATTCCTGCTCGAATACGTCGAACTTTTCTCGTTTAACTACTGGTGCCGGCAGTTGACTAGAAGCGCCGATAACTGCGGTACTGTTGTTAAAAAGTACCAGCGCAAGCTCTGAGGCAGCAGCAAGATAGCCCGCTGTTAGGCTGTTACCGCAACAAGTCACTTCATCAGTACACCAGCGTAATGTACGCAGCGCAGTTTGAGCAGAGTTAAGAGCCTGCGCCTTTTGCGTTGCGTTGAGCGCGGTCCAGGCAGTCGCCTTGAGCGTGGCCCCCATGTAGGTATCGGCCTGCTCCACCGTGACCAGCGCCGGGGGCGTGCAGTTGCAGGCACGCTCGCCATTGGCGCTGGAGTAGTAATAGGGATCGGCCAGGCGATGCCAGGGCCACCAGGAAGCGTTCACACCGCGTACACGCGCCAGGCGGAGCCGTTGTACCAGCAGAGCGCGTTGGCGCTACCACCGGCCACGGGAGCAGAGCCTACGGTGGGGGAAGTGAGATTGCTGACCCTAACGGTTGTGCCTGTCCTGGGATTCGCGGGCAGAGTGGCGACCGTGAAAGGCTTGCGGTATTCGTAAAAGTTAAACAGTGCCATCGGGAGACGGTACAGGCCAGCCCAGATCATAGCCCAGATCGGGCCATGAAAAAGCCCCCAGGGACTTGCACTCCCCAGGGGCCGTGTGTCCAACTCGGAGTCAACCGATCAGATCGTACCACCGTAGGGGCTGTTTGTCACCAACCGGACCAGCGGGATCAGTCGCGCATCGTTGTAAGCAAGCCCAAAGTTTGAGCCTGTTGCGAGTTGAGCGTTGGTTGGGTTGTCACCAGCCGAACTCCAGGTAGTACCGGGAACGTGGAAGCTGTGATGGTAGTCCACAATAATGCCATCTTGCTTGGATGGTGCATTGCGAACCGTCTCGATCTCAAGGGGAGTTTGTTCGCCCTCAAGCATGACGCCATCGCCACAAAGGTAGCTAACAAACTGCCGCTGTTGGCCGCTGGTGCCAATGATCGGAAGTTGGTCATCAACCACGACCTTAACGTTAAAAGCGCTACCAATCAGCAAGCGCGTGTTAATGCCCCTGCGGTCAGCATCATAGGTCAAGAAGCCTACTTGCTCAAGATAGGCTTGAACAAGAGAGTGACAGAACAGAGTAGTAATCTCAGACTGCCGTTCGCCCAACTTGTAGCGAGCTTCGATAACGTTTTCAGCTGTCAACCAGTTGGCAATGGTAGAGCCAGTGGTAACAGACTTATTTACGTTATTGGTGGCATTAAGCGGGCCGCCAGTGCCAAGCAAGCCCTCAAGTTGCGCAATCATTTTGCGGGTCTTGATCTTGTTGAGCGCTGGCTCAAGCTGACTCGCAAGTACCTGCAAAGGATCTTCGCCGCTGGCCAGCTTCGAGAGCTTGTCAACAGCGTAGGCAAAGCCACGGTGGGTGATAGTGGCGTACTGAGTAGCGCTGGTGATGCCTTGGAAGGTGAAATGGCCTTCGCCAGAATCGCCCCACTCACGGCCAGAATCCATCCTCTCTTCCACCGGGTCAATCGGTCGGAAAAACGGCGCCTCGACCCGAACGCCGGTAGTGGAGGTGAGGAGCCGGTTGCTTCTGGCCAAAATGCCAGAGCGAACCATCATGGACTTGTTAAAAATCTCTTCTTGAAGATAGGCGGCAAATTCACCAGAAGTAGCAAGCCGCGTAAGGCTTGTTACATCGCCGGCAAAAGTACCGCCCAAGTTACCAAGGAACACTGGAGGAAAAGCAGAGGTTGTTTAGTCGGCATGACCGCACAGCCGTCGATGCTTTTGCCCAGGGTTCGGCACAGCTTTACCCTTGGCTGCGAGCAGCAGCGCTCGCTTCAGCCTTCAGCTTAGCAGCTAAATCAGGATCTTCCTGCTGTATGGCGATGCGTGCAGTCACGTTTCCACCAGGAAGCCATGGGTTGGTGATAATACCGCCACCAGAAACGGCAGGAGCGCCTGTAGCCGGCCTGGAGCCCATGCCGCCGCTACCGCCTTGGGGCTTGAACAGATAGGCGTGCTCAGGGTCTTTTCTTAGCTTGCCGGCAAAGTCAGCAAGGCCAACCTCTACGCCTCCAACGACTGCAATAGTTTTGCCGCCCCTGTCTTGAACGAGCGAATGCAGATTTGCCCAAGCATGTTTAGGATTAAACACTTCAGCGGCATTAAAGACAGCAAGAAAATCAGCACGCTTACGATCTTCGACGCGCTTAGCGTCTGCCTCCGCGATGGCCTTGTCCTTTTCTTCGTTTTGCTTTCGCAAGGTTTCAATGTTTTCGTTTGCCTGTTTTAGCAGCTCCTGAAACTCGCCTTTTTGCTCCATCTCTTTTCTTTGGCGCTCTGTTTCTTTGTCTCTTAGCTCCTTAAGTTCGTCGGCTACTTTTTTCTTTTCAGTTAAAATTGTCTCCTTGTTGCCATTTACAGCAGCCAGTTGCTGCCTGAGGTCTTCGGCTTCTGCGGCCTTGCGTTGCAATTCTGCAATTTGTTCGGCAGTGAGTTCCATGGCTTGATTGGTGGATGCGCTATACTGTAGCGCGTAGACGATTCATTGCACCATGGCAACTGCCGCCCCAGCCCCTGCCGCCTCGGCTAAGCCCAATGCCCCTGCCACTGTTCCCGCTGCGCCCGTGGCCACCGCGCTTGACTCTGCCGGCGAGATCGCACAGCTCAAGGCCGAAATAGCGCGGCTTCAGTCGCTTTCTGAGAACCCACCGGCAGATGAAAACAAGCCGACTGGCCCAGAAACGATTAACATGGGCGGCCTGGTACTTCGGAAGACCGTTGGCATGGACGGCGTATGCGAGACTGAAGTGTTGAAAAAGCCGATGATTGATCGTGAGTTGATTCGGGCCACCAAAGCCAGTCAGCGTGAGTCCGGCTTCTGATCGCAGCGCCTAACTGAAAGCCCCCGAACTGCTGCGTGTAGCGGTTCGGGGGCTTTCTTAGTCGGGAATCAAAGCGGCAAGCCTTTCGTCTTCGTCAAGGTCTGGCGGATCGACAAACTCACCCCTTTTAGCTTGATTCCAGCCACGCAAGATAGATGCCATGGCGCTTTCCGATCTTTCACTTCTCCAAGCGTCAATCTCTTTCTGAACCTCCTGTGAAGTCATCGCCTCTACCGTGCCGGACTCAAGGATAACCTCAGTCCTTTGCATGGCATTCCGTAAGCGAGTAATGCGCTCGAATCTTTCAGCGCCAGAATCAGGCGCCAGTGATATATTCAGGTGAGTTTCCTCAAAGCTGAAAATACACTCTTCACGCACTGCCAGCGCCTGTTTTTCGACCAGCTCCAGAAGACGGGAGCGAGCGTCCTGATCCTGCGGCACCATTGGCGTTCTGCGTTTTTTGCTGCTCAAGCATAACACGTTCCGCCTCTTTTTTCAACTCTTTAACGGCTTTGCCTAGCTCAACTAGATCCACGTCCTCAGGTATCCATTCACCTTGGGCCAGGATGCGAAGGAATAGCTCAGTCGTAATCTGGCCGCTTGCTTCTATGTCGGCCAGTACGCTTACATCTTGGCCTAGCAAGCGATAGAAGTCAAAGTCCTTGTCGATAACAACTTTAGGCGGTTCTATGTTTCTGTATTCTGCCGCCATTCTAAATGCTTCACTAAGTGCGGCCTGCGTTTCAGTTGCAGCCACTGATAGTACACAGTTAGCTTGCTGGTGGTCGATACGCTTTGCGTCGGCACTTTCAGCTACATGCTTTTGGCCTAGCAGCTTTGTAACGCCAAGATGCGAGATTTCATTCTCCAGGCGATCAAGTAAAGCCGCTTGCGCTACAAAAGAGCCAGCGTCACACCGAACCCAGTACGCTTTGTGGCCGACATTCATTCTGATGGCATAATTCTGCCCCGTAATCGCCTCGTTATTGTCGTAATCCTCTAGCACCAGCAATCCAATAGCGGCAATGTGCAACGAATGCAGAAGGTCCGCTAGGCGCCGGTAGTGGGCGATATTCAGATGCGCAACGTCAGACAGTGGGGGAGTAGCGCATAAGTAGCCTTCTTTCTCAGCATAGATATGCACTAACGGAATATAGTCGAGAGGGGTAAAGCCAATGTCACCTATTGTTTTGTTTGATTCAAACACTTCGTAAGCGCCAGGGACAAGAACGCGAGCGACAAAAACGTACTCTTCCCCGTAGGCGCCCTTAGCAACTTTGCGCTCTTCCTGATAGCGAAACGTTGTTAGCTTTGCGCCAGGATCGTCACTTTCTCGCCGGCTACCTAAATACTGCCATGGATCAACCGGCACGAAGTATGGGCGCAATGGTTTGATTTGATCGTTAGCAGATTGCGCTTCGCGCCTTTCTGCGTCAACGACTATTGACGACATGCCATAGGTAAGCGCAACTTCTAGCCGCTTTAGAGCGAACAGATCCAATGAAGTGCCGTCACCGTCAACATCTTTCCTAAACTCCTCTTCCCAATATGGATCACCGCCTTCTAGTTTAATCATCTTACGCATAACCATGCCGGCTGCGTTATGAATTAAGCGCTTTGTGAACGGCGCCAAAACAGAAAGATTAACGCGAGTCTTCCATGGGTCAATCTTGGTCTTCGGATCTTCTTGCTCTCTTGGTTCACGCGGCAGGTAGATATGCGCATTTGCGTGTAAATACTCAGTCCCCTTTGTGACGGCTTGCATTATTTCCCACTTTTGCCGCATTCGCCTATTTATGTCGTCCATATAAAATGGACTATCTACGTCTATGTAGTTTGGCAGTGATATTTTTCTGGTTGCTAGGTTCATTGCGGCAAAGCGTTTGCCAGTAGCCTAGCCTGCCGGCGCCAGGATGCACAGGTTACAGTCGATGGATAAGATCGAGTTTCCATGGCGACAGCCACTGCCCCCGCAGGACTTCGCCCAAGTGGCGACATTGTAGTAGGTAAAAACCGGCTTTCTCTGCGGCCAATGCAGGGGATGATTTTTAATGATCGACGCCGTTTTCGTGTTGTCTTAGCTGGCCGGCGTGGCGGAAAGACGGTGCTAGGGGCAATCGAAATGCTGCGCGGCGCTAGTGAGCGCAAGGGCAATTACTATTATGTTGCGCCAACGTATCGGATGGCAAAAGAGATCGCTTGGGATACTTACAAGAGTATTATTCCCGAACGTTGGATAAGAAAGAAAAACGAATCAAACCTTAGAATAGATTTGATTAACGGATCTTGCATCTACCTTAAGGGCTCTGAGGATCCAGATGCTTTGCGCGGTCCTGCATTAAGCGGAGTAAACTTAGACGAATGCGCTTTTCAGACGGAATATACATGGAGATCAGTTATCCGTCCTGCACTTTCTGACCGCAACGGTTGGGCGCTCTTTACTACCACTCCATCGCCGGAAGGCACCGCAGGTTGGTTCTACGAAACAGTCCTGCTTTTACAGAATGCTGACATGGCTGATCCTGGCCTGGAAAGGCTTGATCCTAAGCAATGGTCATTATATGAGTACACATCCTTGCAAGGTGGCAACATTCCAGCAGCCGAAATTGCGGAAGCCAAAAGAACGCTGGCGCCTGAAGTGTTCGAGCGAGAATATGAAGCGAAGATACTGTCAAACACGGGTCTTGTGGTGTCGTGTTTTTCGATGGATAATATCGACTCAACGATTGAAGACGATCCAAGGTTGCCGCTATATGTTGGAATGGACTTTAACAACGATCCGCTTACTGCTATTTGCGCAAACATTATTAAGGTAAACGGCAGAGCTGTAGAATTGCGAATTTTTAATGAACTGAACCTAAAGGGCGCCAATACATGGGACATGGCAGACGTGCTAATTGATCTATATGGTGGCGAATGCTGGGCAAGCGAAGACGCAGATACTCGCCGCCGCATTATTGCCTGCCCTGACCCGACCGGCAAAAGGAAGCAAACGTCTGGCGTTGGTGTTAGCGATCATCAGATTCTTAGGAAGGCCGGAATTACTGTTTTTGCCCCTGAAGCGCCCTATAACACCGCTGACAAGATTCGATCCGTAAACGCAGCATTGCGCACAGCAGACGGGGAAGTGCATACCAAGATTCACCCACGTTGCCGGGAGCTGATAAAGTCATTCCGCACACTTGGTTACGCCGAAGGCACAAGAATGCCAAACAAAAAACTTGGCGTTGATCATGCTTTCGACGCCTTTGGTTATTTATGTCTGGGCAAATTTAACCTTGCAAAAGGCGAATCGGGTACTATTACTACCCACAGAGTCTACTAATTCTCTATATTTTGCCTTTTTCTGGCGATTCTGGCGGTGGCTCCAGTGTGACTGGCCCTTTTTTCGTCCAGATCAGCCGCCAGCTTTCGACTTGCTCTTCAGGCGGCTGCACGGTGTACCAGAGATGGCCACAACCCTCGCAGCGCCGCCGTCTTGCGCGACTGCCGCACGCTGTCATGCGTGTTTCTACGATGGCTACGTCAAGGGAACCGCAGCTTGGGCTTACGCATTTAGCTAAAGCTACTCGCTTGCCCATTGTTACAAGCCAAGACTTCTCAGGATTTCGCCAATGCTCGGCGCTGAGCTGATTGTTGATCCGTTGGCAGTCTCGATGCGAAGAGTCTCTTCGCCGCCAGCATTAAGCCGATCTTCCACCAACTTGGCGTAACCGGCAATATCGTGCCAGCTATCGGCGTAATTAGGATCACCGCAGACAATGCGACCTATTTTGTGGAAAATCATATCCAGCGCCTCCCATTGATCTGCTGCCATGTGCGGGCGGCCTCCTTGTAAATGGGCGGCGACGACTCGCTTTAGGTCTTGCGTGACTTGAGCGTGATCCGTAAACTTGCCGTAACGCTTGCCGCGTTGTTCCAGTGTTTCTTCGATGCTTGTCATAACTTCAGCCCTTTGATGCGGTGACGGTTGCATCGTTATTATACCTGCCGGTGACGGCGTAAGAGAGCCTAGGTTCGGAATCCATCGTAGAAAACTTCATCTGCCCGATTTTGAGCCCTGGATAAATGCCTATCGGCCAAAGCTGGCGAACGTTTAGAAGCTCAAGCGTTAAGCGCGAGCCATGCCAGCCGGGATCGCCAAATCCGGCAAAAAGGTGCTCCAGTCCACTCCTTGCGCGGGAAGATTTAAGGATAAATTGGCCTTCCAAGTCGTTGGGAATGTTAAAAAACTCTTCAGTTTCAGCCAGGAAAAACTGTCCTGGCACTATAAGATAAGGATTTTTCTTTGTGTATTTAGCGATTGAAACTAGCACCATCTCTGGGCTTTCCGCTGATTCGATCATAATGTTGCTGCCCAAGCGCAAGTCAAGCGATGCCGGGTTGACCAGCGCAGGATCATACGGAGTGACCATGCCAGCCATGCAGCGTTCGTGGATCTGCCAGTCAGCGAGAGTGCCCATGATGCGTTGATTGTTGCAGCGTCATTCTATCACGTTGCTTGCCGGCAAGGGATGAGCTATGATTGAGCCATGGAACGCCCCCGCGAGTTTACGATGGTCCGGCACAACGGCGAGATTGGCTGGAAGCTGCCATATTCCTACAAACTGTTACCATCTTCTGCAACGGCTGGCGTTGTTGTCGTTGATCCGGCAGGGGTGACGCACCTTGTCGCTCGCAAGACACTGACGCTGCGATGATTGTGCTATGATTGATGGGCAATTAGCAAAGGGCTGACCATGCTTGATTATCAGGCTTTTATTGGCAAACCGCTTAGTGACGCAAGCCGCCGTCGAATCATCGTGTCTGGCTGGCAGTGTGGTAAGTCTGCTTTGATATTCGAGGAGATGCACGCAAGAGCGCTTGAGCGTGTTACTCAGGGCGGTTCTATTACTCTGTGGCGCCGTCCGTGGAGCAGGGAAGATGGTGGTGCTACTATATCTTGCCCATGGGGGAGAGAGGATGGCCCTGAGACGTTTCACCCTGCTGCCACAGGGCACGTAAAGCCTTCGGTTGATCTTAAACCTCGGCGCGAAGTTGATAGGCTGCGCACTGCTGACATTCTTCAGGCAATGATCATACGCAATGCTACTGATCAAGCTATTCCCGAAGAGTGGATGGACGAACTAGACGATCTTGTTTGGCGTGAACGTGATAGATTGGCTACTGACGCTGGAAACTGACCATGGAACTTGAACTGCGCATTGTTGACGAGTTTGCTGATTGTCAAACACTGACTGAAGTTTCTCGCAAGATCGCCGAGGAAGAAAGGCGCCGTCGAATTATTATTGCTGGCTGGCAAGGTCGTGGAAGCCTGGCGATGATGGAGCTTGGTAGACTGGCCGCTGACGCTGGAAACTGACCATGACCGCAACCCCACCTAGGCCACCGGCTGCCAGGTTTCCCAATCCTCTCGATGTCAAGTGGCAGTCTCAAAACGATAACGCCAGTGGCCGTGGCTACCGGGAGTGCTTCAGCTCTAGCTGCGCCATGCTGGCCATGTTTCATGGCAAGATTGCCAACGACGACGCCTACAACCGGATTCGTCGGCAATTTGGTGACACAACGGACGTAACGGCACAGCTCAGGGCATTGCAGTCACTAGGTTTACGCCCTTATTTTACGAAAAATGGCAAGCTGGCAGACATTGAAGCCGAGATTGACGCCGGCAATCCAGCCGCTGTGGCATGGCTGCACGAAGGGCCAGTGTCGGCTCCGATTGGTGGTGGTCACTGGTCGGTAATTGTGGGTTACACAGCTACGCATTGGATTCACAATGATCCGAACGGTGAAGCGCTGTTAGTCAGTGGTGGTTACACAGGTAATCGAAACGGATACAGGCTTGCGTACAGCCGGAAAAACTGGAATCCTCGGTGGCAGGAAGGCGGGGAAGCCTGGATGCTTACTTGTAAGCCTTGATTTATGTGCTAGAATCAAACTGTCCCATGCCCTCACTTTGAGTTCATTATGAATTTTATTGTTTCTGACGCTGGTGGCGCTGTTGGTCCGTTTCACTGGGCTAACGCAATAACGAATCCATCAGATACACAGTATCTTTCTTTTGATGGTTGGTTTGGCTTTGTTTGGCGCAATGATTTTCTATTTAGAATTGGAGGTCGTTCTGCTTACTTGTAAGCTATAAACGCAACCCCTACCCCCGGTTGCTTGTACGCCAACTTATACGCTAGCTTGTACGCTGGCGTATTTTTGTATGTGGGCATATTGTTTGGGAGAATGTTGGGGCGGGATATTATATTGGGAGAATACTGGTGCGAGATGGGAGAGGTATGGGCACCCCCTCCCCGCTATGCG